GTTTTGCGGAATAGATCCTGAGTAGCGGTTTCATTTTGGATTCGTATACCATCATTTTCGAGTTTTTGACGCTCCATTAGTTGATAGTTAGCGATTTTTTCAGCAGCACGAGAGACACCAGAGCCGACATCAGGGGCATCGAATTGCCCGGTAGCGTTGTCGACAGGGGCGATAGGTCCTGCGGCAGTGGGTTGATTTCCAAGAAGGCCAAAGTGTGGATTAAGGCCACCTTGTCTGTTACGTTGCATGACTTGTTGAGGGCTATTGTATTCGTTTTGCATATTCCAGAACTCAATGTTACGCGTGTATTGTTTGTCCTGTTCATTTGTAGCCCATTTACGTTGAGCACGGTTTGCCATGCCTTGAAACATGGCATTTGTAGCGGAGCCGAGTAGATTACCACCAGCTCCGACGAGAGTAGATACTAAGGAAGGATCCATAGTTTTAGTTTTTAGTTAATTAATTGCATTTGAGACACACATTTTTATTTGGGCTTTAATGGCCTTTTAGCACTACGCAAGCTACGTTTTTATAGGCACATATACAAGCCCTTTTTTGAGTGTGTGTCAATGCGCCATAAATGAAACAAGAGTTATTTATGGCTAATAGTGATTTGGATGCGCGCCTAGGGCGCGACGGTCATCCTACGGGCTCGCTATCGCTCGGTGCTGCGCACTAAACCCTACGGCTAACCTCATAGGCTGCCGCAGCGTCAGATGAGCGGCAGGTGAGCGGATTAGACAGGTGTGGGTAGGTAGAGTTGTTTCCAATGTTCAGCCCTACGGGATTTCGCTAGGGCGATCCCTTGCGGGCTGAACATGGAACAACTCAGTTGTGAGTGTGCCGCGACATACGAGCGGGCACAGTGTTTAGGGTATAGTTGTATTTGCCTGCGGCGCTGTATTGAGGGGATGTCCCTCATTTGCGAACCATTCGAGAAGTGAAGAACGATCTGGAATAGGCTCCTGTGGATTTTGGGCTTTGAATTGTCCCATGATTAGAAAGACGTTTTGTTCGGTTAGTGCGGTATGGAATTGTTCACTGGTAATACGTTGATCGTTATGTAAACCAATAGAATCAGCAACAAAAGGATGGAGAGAGAGCGTAATAAATCCGTGATGTACTCGAATAATCGAGTCAATCGGAACCATGATAGGTTTGATGTCAAGAGATACAGAAGTATTGAGGTCAGAATGTAGGGCGTAGAACTGAAAGATAGCATCCTTTTCGTCGTTAGCAATAACGTCAGCAGATACAATTGTATCAGAATCGCGATAAGTGCAGCGATACTTGAAAGTAGACATAGCATTAGGTTTTATCTAAGTGGAAAATTAAGAATGATTTTTTCAGAGCCGGGAACAGGTTCGAGTTCGTGATGTTGGAAGACATTCACAAGGAAGAATTGGTCTAAGCGGTAGCGGTTAACGCGGTTTACATCGTGAGTGTTAAAGAGCTTCATAGCCTCTTTTTTGTCAGTCGCAAGGCAGAGTTTTAAACGGTCACCGTATTGGTATTGATACGGATATTCTTTGCCGTGTTGTTGATTGTTGAGTAGTAGGTGTGCAGTTATAACTTCGCCACCTATTGAGTCTACATCAGGAAAGATGGTAGAGAATTTTGTGTTGGTTTCAACGATTTCGGAGATTGCAGTTTTTGCAGCCTCGACGATTTCGTTTTGAATTTGTTGATCTTTGGTTTTCATGAATAGTTGAGATACAGTATGCCGCTAGCATACAAATGATAAATAGTATTGTTGAATTCATGTTATAAAGATAAGAAATGCCCCTGAAAGTTACAACTCTCAGAGGCATTTTTTTTTAATTATTTTTAGCCGATTGCGGTATCGGTTTTTTGGTGAGCCTTATGAGTTGACTCAAATTCTTTTAGACGATTGTACTCAGATTCTTTTTTTGCAGCGGCTTCTTTAGCAGCAGCGGCATCAGCTTTGTATTTTTCGTCATAGTAGTTGTTAACACGTTCGCGGTTTTTACGCATGTATTGTATTTGATCGATTTTGGTCATCTTGTTGAATTCCGGCATGAAGGGTTCTAATTCGGGGTCATGAAAGTAACCCTGAGTAGTTGGAACCGGACGGCCAGATTCGTGATGGTTGATAATTTCCTGAATTGACATAACCATGCCGGGTTTGGTAAGGTCACGAGGGAATACACCTTCGTTGTTATAGCATTCGACAAAGTAAGTTAGTTCAGTTTCGCGGAGTGCGCGTTTTGAGTCTGGTACTTGTTCGTAGTTGTACCAAGTCCTGATTTTTAAGTTTTTCATTTGCGACGTTTTACTTTAGCCCAGAATAGACGTAATCTTGCCTTTTTCTGTTCTAATAAATAGTTTTCGACATCGAAGTCATCACCATATGCAGAGTGTAGATCAGATACGATCTTTTCGTGTTTTTCCTGTTGATCCTGTATTATGAACCTGTTTTGCATTACGCGTTGAGTCTCAGAGTATACACGTTCACGGTAGAACCTAGGTAAGCGTTTTTTGTATGCCCCAGGTTGTAGGAGATAGTTTCGGGATAAGTCAGCGGAATGATATTTTAGAACTTGCGGTGTTAAGTAGTTGTCACCAAGTCCTTTGCTCATGATACTGAATTCCTTTAGACGATCATCGTTAGAGTGTGCGGGTATACGTCCGGGTTTGTGCATATATTTGCAGGTGTATGCTATTGAATCAGCAGAGACAGTGCCTATATCTATTTTCCCGAAAGGCCATGCTTTAGACATAGAGGGAGAATGATATTTTTTGTAACCCTTAGAGTCGTCACCAATTGGAATGACAAGAGTATCAACATTGAACATAATCAAGTGGTAATGGGGCCTGAAGTTATCAGTACCGTATTCACCACAGGCGTAGTATTTAATGTGATTTGATTTTAAGCGTTGTGTTTTACGCAACCTTTTAATGAAACTAGGAATATCTTTTTTTAGATAGCCCTTTTGCCATTCAGGATTAATCATTTTTTTGTCACCAAAAGAGATGTACTTTGGAGGTGTAGGATCTTTTCTGTATAGAGTAAGATAGCCGTTGCGAGTGATTGGTACGTGTGCGTTGTCATAAGTCAGAGTAACGAAGTATGCGGATACGCTACGACGTTCTTCATATTGTAGACGGAACACCCAGTCATCTATACGGCCTTTGCGGCATGGAGGACAGGTGCCACAGGGGACACTGTATAGCGAACCATCTTTAGACTTTACACGGATAGGCCAGTCACACACCATAGTTATTGAATTCTAGGTACAGAGAAACGAGGTAGAGGGTGCGAAGCTTGGATATTAAAGTAGATTACTCCAAATATAGATTCAGCATCTTCGACAGCGAATATACGGGTAGTTGGGTCCTGCAATATGAAAGCAGAGTCGAGAGTAGGCACTTCACTAGGTTCGAATATTTGAGCCATATGCCAGTAATTAAGAGTAGTTTGGAATTGTCCAGAGACACGTGAATTGGCGAACTTGAAGTCAGCATCTTTGAGTTGATAGCCAAAGGTTTCCTCTTGTTCGTCAGTCGTAACGTCAATATTTAACTCCTTGCGTTTTACTTCCATTTCAGAGACAGAACCGAACATAGGAATAGGGTAGTCGTACCACGTTTGGCGTGACCACATGCGTTCAATACCGTTAAAGTAGGAAGTTTCGGGCGCTACGCTAATAAGTACCATGAAATAACCATGTTCTTTAGCTTCGTAGTAATGCATATTTCCGCCACCATAGGAGACGCCGTGCCCAGCGAAAGTACCTAGGGGTTGAGAAGTAGCAGCGGTTGTTGCGAGAACCTGAGAGATAACCATCCGAGTTGAGGTAGTGTCGACATATTCGGCACGTTGTAGACGGGAATCCTCAGATTGTACGGAGAACATAGATAATAACCATTCGTTGAAGTCACTACCATTACGAGCCATTTGTTCAAAGTAAGCCTGTATTTGGATAGCAATGCGAAGGTCAATAATGGAAGCGGCAGAAGAATTGAGGGAGTCCACATCGACGATAAGAGTACCATTAGGATCTATAACGCCATAGTCCCCGCCAGTGGCCGAGATATTTCCGTTAGTACCATTTTGAGATAACGTAGTATCGCTACCATTTACCACCCAGTTGTTAGAACCGTCTAATTTTTTGAATTTTTGAAAGTTACCAACAGAGTCGTAGTCGGCAAGACTAACGGTTGCAGGAGTAGTAATAAGGGGGATCAGTACGGGTTCGCCTACCTGGGGATTAGGTAGACAAGTTGTGAAGTAGTCGTGCATTTTCCCAATACGGAGAGGAGTAGCGGCAGCAACAGCTTCATAGTAGGTGTTACGGGCACTTAGATCAACGGTTTGAAATGCGCCAGCCTGTACATATTTAGCTCGGTAGTAATCATCGTAGATTTTGCAGTAAGCCGCCAAGGGTGAGGCCTTTACAAGAAAGTCACGTCCAGCGACGGTAGGGGTTTTTAGCCCGAGGTAATTGCCTAGAGAAGATACGGGAATGTCGTTTTCAGCGAATTGGCAGTAACCCCAGCTTGGGGTAGGATCACCGGTATTGTTAGCATCACCAGAACGACCCATGATATGGAATTTCCATTGGTCTTGGGAGGTGTAAAGTATGCGTTCAGGTACGAAGAAGGAGGATATTTGAATATCCACGTTGTCCATTATTGGAGCAATCATTGGCGCGAGCCTTAAAAAGGCCTCAGCAGACATTTTGTAAGTTGACCCGGGAAGCATTTCCTTACATAAGATAGGGATAAGGCGACCCATTTCAAAGGAGGTTTTGTGAGCGTGACTAAGGTTAAAAGTTGACCTTGGGACATTCTCAGTTGGTGCGGCATCCCACATAGACATACCAGAGCGTTTTACGCCATCGATACGGATACCACCACGTTGTACCATTCTGTTTGTAGTACGTGACATAGTTAGATATTTAAGGTTGATTAGAAATCACCGAGAAGATGTTTAACGACAGTACCCAGCATGTATACCCATGTTGGGGAATTTGGTTGTACACCGAGTTCAGCCATTTGACGTTGTAAGTTTTTGATCTTTTCGTCCACTTGTAGATTTTTGATCTCCTGTTGTATTTTGTTGACGCTTGCGTTTGATTGACCAGTATTTGCACGGTTAAGAGCAATTTGAGAAGCAGCGACAAGAAGATCGGATTGATTTTTTACAGAGTTAAGCTCTTTTTGATTGAGCGTGTAGGATGTATTTGCGCGTTTCAGGTCGATATCAGCTTTAGCAGCATCGAGTTGATAGCCTTTGGTTTTTTCGTAGTTAGCGAAGTCTATACCACGAATTTGAGCATCAAAGGTTTTGCGGAATAGATCCTGAGTAGCGGTTTCATTTTGGATTCGTATACCATCATTTTCGAGTTTTTGACGCTCCATTAGTTGATAGTTAGCGATTTTTTCAGCAGCACGAGAGACACCAG